GCCAACGACCTGGCAGATTATGCGCGAAAGTATCCAACCGAATACGTTTTGTATTCACGTAAAACCAGTGCCGCCGTTGCTGCGCGCCTTGCGCCCGCTGGAATCCCAATTTACGACATGGACACGGTTTATCCGCAGGCGTGCGACGAAATGTTGTCGGCAATCAATTCAGGGCGTTTAAAACACCGTGGTCAAAGCCAATTGTCCGAAGAAGTGTTGGCAGCAGTGCAGTTGCGTCGTGGGGACGGCGGTTGGGTCATTGGACGACGTGCCAGCCAATCAGTCGTTTGCAGTGCAGTGGCAGTCGCCCTTGCGACACACTTCGCGACACGCCCAGAGAATGATCTTGACATCATGGTTGGTTGATCGTATAAGCCTGACACAATTTGGGCATGGGTTTATTCGATCTATTCGTGCCACGCGTCGCCGCTGCCGTTCCAGCTGCGCCCGTGGACGTTGACGCTTCACTTGCGCCTTATTTCACGGAAAATAACAATTTTTATTTTTACGGGATACAAAGTGCCAACCGCGCTGAAGCAATGTCAGTGCCCACCGTGGCGCGTGCTTTGTCAATCATTCAGACAATTGCGTCGCTTCCAATGCATACACGCAACGAAGCAACAGGTGAGAAGGTAACGCAGCCACGCGTGATCAATCAGCCTGACCCACGAATCCCAGGTTCAACATTTTGGTCATGGATTATTTCAGACTTGTTTTTCCATAACGCTGCTTATGGCTGGGTTATGGAACGTTATGCGGACACTGGAAAAATTCGCGCAATGGAAAGAATCGCACCTGAACGCGTTTCAATTACAACAAACGCCAACGGAACAGAAATTGATTCTTACGAGATCGACGGAACACCCGTTGACCCAGCAAATTTGGTCGTTTTTCCAAATACGCAAGAAGGTTTGCTTGCCCGTGCTGGTCGCACAATTAAAGCGGCTGCCGCACTTGAAAAGGCTTCAATGAATTTTGCCAATGAGCCAATTCCACAAATGGTTTTGAAATCAAACGGCACATCATTACCCGCAGACCGCGTTGCAAAATTGTTGTCGTCATGGCGCACCGCACGAAGCAATAAATCAACTGCGTTTTTGAATGCTGACGTAACACTTGAAACAATTGGTTACGACCCAAAGAATTTGCAGCTAAATGAAGCGCGCAATTATGTTTCACTTGAATTGTCACGCGCTTGCGGAATTCCAGCGTATTTTACTGATTCACAACAATCATCATTCACATACGCAAACGCACTTGATAAGCGTCGCGACCTGGTTGATTTTGCGTTTAGAAATTACATGTCAATTATTGAACAACGTTTGAGTTTTGCTGATTTTACGCCAGCAGGCAATCGCGTCATGTTTGATCTTGACGATTTCTTGCGTGGCAATCCTTACGAGCGCGCGCAGGTTTATGAAATCTTGAATCGTATCGGCGCAATGTCGATCGAAGAAATACGCGAGGAAGAAGACATGCTGCTATGAAAAAAGTCATTACACCAATTGCAATCACTGCGGCAGATTCAAACAGTCGCACAATCACCGGGCGCATTGTGACATTTGAAGAAACTGGCAATGCTTCAATTGGCAAGGTGCAATTTGCTAAGAATTCAATCGAAGCAACACCAGTTTTGTTAAACCTTGAACATGACCGTACACGTCGAATTGGCAAAACACTTTCAATCGAATCAAACGATCAGGGCATTGACGCAACATTCAAAATTGCTGAAACAACTGCGGGCAATGACGCATTGGTTGAAGCAGCTGAAGGGTTACGCGACGGGTTCAGTGTTGAAGTTTATTTTGACGAATACGAAACATTGAAGGACGGAACAGTCCGCATTTTGAAGGGTGAAATGACTGGCGTTGCATTGACCAGCGAACCCGCAATTCGATCAGCGCGCGTTGCTGAGGTAGCCGCCACCGAAGGCGAAGCAGAGATTTCAGATTCGACGATCGAACCTGAAGCACAACCAACAGAAGGAGAAGACGAAGTGGAAGACACCGTCAAAGACGCTTCAACCGCCGAAACGGTAGAAGCCGCCCAGTCAGTAACCGCAGCAGCGAAGCCAGCCGTAGGTGGTTGGACTTCAAAGCCACGCTTAGAGTTCACCGCTGCTAAGTACCTAGAAAACACAGTCCGCGCTTCAATGGGTGACGAGAATGCCCGTCAGTACGTTGCAGCAGCAGACGACACAACAGACAACGCAGGTTTAGTTCCAACACGTCAATTGACTGAGGTCATCAACGGACTTGCAAACACAACACGTTCAAACATTGACGCGATTTCTCGCGGTGTTTTGCCTGACGCTGGAATGAGTTTTGAAATTCCAAAGATCACAACAATGCCAACAGTCGCAGCAACTTCCGAAGCAGGAACACCGTCAGAAACTGACCAGGCTGCTGCATTCGTAACAGTGAACGTTGCAAAATACGCTGGACAACAGACATTCAGCGTTGAATTGCTTGACCGCACTTCACCACTATTCTTCAACGAATTGTTGACAAACATGGCAGCGGCTTACGCAAAGGCAACAGATACTGCGGTGAACGCAGCATTGATTTCAGGCGCAACCGCTGACGGAACAACAATTGCGACATACCCAACCGCAGCTGAATTGCTTGGTTTCGTTTCCCGCGGTGCTGCTTCAGTTTATGCAGGCACACAGGGATTCGCACGCAATCTCATTGCAAACACATCACAGTGGGCAAACCTCATGACACTGAATGATTCAGGTCGTCCAATTTACAATGCGTCCCAGCCTTCGAACGCTGGCGGTGTTGTTCGCCCTGATTCAGTCCGCGGAAACGTTGCAGGTCTTGACCTATACGTCACCGCAAATACTGCTGCAACCGCTGACGCAGACGGCTCAATGCTGATCGTGAACCCAGCGGCATACACATGGTACGAATCACCAACCTACCGACTACGCGCAGACGTAATCGCTTCAGGTCAGGTATCAGTCATGGTGTACGGATACGGCGCAATTGCAACGAAGATCGGTGCAGGCGCGTTCAAGTTCAACAAGCAGTAAAAAACTAATCATGCGGCGGGTTCTCCCGATCTCGCCGCAGCCGATCAACGAGGGGGACGGAAATGCCAAGTATTGTCACTGCGAGCCAATTGCGTACAGTGCTTGGCGTTTCCGTCAGCCTTTATTCAGACAGTTATCTTGACGAAATAATCAACACCGCCGAAGCGGTCATTTTGCCAATGCTGGTTTCAAATTCTTCAGCGGTTAACGCTTACAAATTAGAATCAAACGTAGCGTTTTTTTACACACAACGCCCACATCATTTTGTGGCTGGTCAGTCCGTAATCGTGGCAGGTTTGCCAGCACCGTTCAGCGCAACGCACACCGTCGTTGACGTTGCAACATACTATTTCACCGCTGCATTGACTTCATCAAATGTCACATTGCGCGAGATCATTCCAACAGGCACTGCAACACTTTCAGGCTATTCAGCAGCTGAAATCTATGCGTCAAGCGCACCAATCGAATCAGCAATTTTGGCAGTCAGCGTCGAAGTGTTCCAATCACGCGTCGCCGCAGGTGGACAGATCGAGGGCGTGGATTTTGCTTCAACGCCGTACCGCATGGGACGAAGCCTGACCAACCGTGTTTCAACCTTGCTTATGCCTTACCTGGACGTTGAAACGGTCGTTCAATAAGTGCCAGCCAATGCCATTTCGGATACCCGCGCAGCCTTAGCAAATGCCTTCAGCGCGTTGTCGGCTAACGTGTACGCAAGCGTTCCCGAATCGCCAATTCCGCCTGCAATTGTGGTCGTGCCTGATTCGCCTTACATGGAAGTGGTTTTGATCGGCAAATCCTCAACAAAGGTCAAAATCAATTTTGCCATTTCAGCAATTGTTGCTTCAAATAGCAACGCAGGTTCATTGGACAACCTGGAAAAACTAATCATAGGAATTCTTGCGGCAATGCCCGCAGGATACGTCGTGGGCGTTGTTGAAAAGCCAACCGTTTTAGAAGTGGGTC